TGCCGTAGATGAAATCACGGTCGGAGTGCGCAATATCCATGTACCATGCACGGCTTCTGTCCCAGTCGAAGAAGTCCACAGCCTCGTCAAATTCTTTCTGCGTAGAAGCGAAAGTCGTTTTGAGGTCGCCACCGAAGCCGAAAAGGTCAAGAAACCAATCCCACTTGCAGCGAGTGTCGAGAGTAAAAACAAACCCACCATACTCGAATTGCTGTTGCTTATTTACCATACAGCGTTGCGTGTCCGCAATCTCCAGCACCTTTGCAAGAAAAGCATCATTGCGAGCCTCCCGACGAAGCGAACGGTACATTTCTTGTGCGTGCCGGAACTCGTCTTCCGTGTACTGAACATCGTCAACGGTGAACTGGTAGTAGTTCACGCGGTCGGGTTCTGTGATGATGGCATCGACAAGAGAGCCGAAGCGGAACGCTGCTTCCTTATCGCCAAACTGCGGACGCGGATGGAGCAGGTTTTTGAGTTCGGTGAGGTCAGAGTTGCTGACCTCACTTCGCAGATAGTATTCGTCCGGGTTGTTAATCTTAGTCATAATCGTCGTAATCAGTTTCATATTCAACTTCGCCCTCACCGTCGCACACTTCGCAGGTTTCCTTTTCGCCCTTGATACAGTACTTGTGCTGGGCAATGGCCTCTTCTTCCGTTTCGGGAAGCATATTCCATGTTTCTTCGGAACATTCTGTTTCATTGTTCGCCTCAAAGTCGTAGGCATACCAATGATAGCCCTTGCCGCCACATGCAGCACACTCGACCATTGTAGGCTCACGTTTGTTCCAAGGCGCATCTGGGTCATGTTCCGCACCTGCTGGGTAATATCCGCTTTCGTACATAGTTACTTTGCTTTTACATCGTCCACGTATTCAATATGTTCAGACTGGATAAAGATTGGGTGTTCCTTGTCGTTAGCCAGTTTGTTGCAGTATGTCAGTTGTTTTGAGAAAATCTTTTCAAGTTCTGCAACAGAGAGAGTGCAGCCCAGTTGCGCCCACCACATACCAACTACCTGCATGAAACCCTCAGAGTTGAGTACGTTGAGGCGTTTCTTGACTGATGTTTTCGGCTGATACTGGTTAACCTGTATTTCAGCGGCACCAAAGAGACCGTCCATTTCCTGTTTCTGTGCAGCGAGTTCGGCAGCAGCTTTCTCCTTTGCCTCACGTTCGGCACGTTCTTTCTCTCGCTGTTCGGCTTCCTTGCGCTCGCGCTCCTCCATCTGTTTCTTGATACGCTCTGCCTCCTCCTTGTTGGCTTTGGCAATGCGCTCCAATTCCTTGCGCTTGGATGGCAGACGGTCAAGAATATCATCGCGGTTGGTGGAAATCTCAAAAGTGAATTGTTCCTTGAAACGCTGCTGTATCTTCTGCTTCACTTCGGCAGCGATGGCACGCGCGTCTTCGGGCGAGAGAACTGAGGGCATCAGCACTTCGGGACGAAGCGCATTGAACCAGTCCTGTGAAAGTTGGTCGCTGGTGTTTTTCACTCCATCGTAAACGATGGCATAGTTTTCAAGTGTCAGAGACTTGTCAAGTTCGATAAGACCGTTACATGTAGAAGCAACAAGAGCATTGAACTGGCGCAGGAGGTCGTCTTCGACATCGGTAGCATACTTGTTCTTTGCCATCACCTTAGCCTGTTCCAACTGCTTTCTGCGCTGCTCTGCCTCGTATTCCTCACGTTTCTTGGCAGCGTATTTGTTGCGGTGTTCCTGCAACTGTGCTGCAACCGTTCCTTTCTTTGCAGGGTCAACCTCGTTTTCCAGTTTTGTATAGACCGAACGAATGTTGTCAAAGAGTTGCGTAACGGCAGAGCGTTTGCCGTTCATCTTCTTCAATGTCTTCTTCGCACGTTCAATGAATGTTGCAATCTCTTGGTCGAGTTCGTCGGACATACCCTCGGTATTTACGCGGTTGAGCAGTTCCTGTCCGAACTGGAGGCAGCGGTCGTGCGAAACGCTGTTCTCCTTGAAAGCCTGTGGCGCGACTTTTGCAATCGTGCCTACATTCTGCGGTTCAAAAAATGTTATTTCTGTTGTCATGATGATACCTGTTTTGTGGTTGAATAATGTTTGTGCAAGGTTGAACCAAGCAATACTCTACATATCTGTGTAAGCGTGAGCAAAAGAGACCGTTGATTGCGCGATAGGCTTGCGGACATCCTTTGCACACGCTTTCTTTTCTCTCGTTAGAAGCCATCATCGTCACCGGCATCTACGGTTACACCTGCAGAAACGTCGTTGGCAGGAGGTCCGAACGGCTGAGGCTCTGGCTGCATGACCTCGCCAGTCTCGGTGTTAACACCATACAAATCGTCGTTGATTTCAATTTCTTTCTCCTCAACCTGCTGGCTCTGCAACTCAGTACCACGTCCAATACGGACTTTTGGATAAGTCTTGAAAGCGTGTTTGATACACTTCGCCATGAGGAAACCACTGTCAATGTTGACCACACCTTGCTGGTCAACTCCATAGAGAGCATTGGCACCGCCATTCTTGTTCTGACGTGCGCTGTACTGAGCGAGGCGCACCCAGTCTTCTTCTGTCATGACAGAGTAGTCGATGCTCCCATCAGCGCGAGTGATACGGAGGTAGCAAGCCACGATACGCTGACCAGTGTGAGGCAGGTGGCAAACATATTCCACTTCCTTACGTCCATTCTTATCAGAAAAAGAAAACTCGTCGTTGGCATACACCAGTACCGGGTTGTCGGCATGACGTATCTGTCCGGCACGTTCGCGCAGCACCAGTTCGCCGTAAGCAGAGATAGTGAGAACAACGCGACCCTCCCAGTTGTAGATGATGTAGCCCTTTTGGTCTTTCAAAGGTCTGCCTTGCTGGTCGAGTTTTGGAGTTGTCTTTTGGTTGCGTCCGATAAGGTAGCACAAGGCGCGTGTACCTTGTTCAAGCGATAGACCACACACTGCGAGGTCGATAAACGCTGTAAACAAAGAGAAGTGAGTGCCTTTTTGCAGGTCGGGTGTATCGCGCAGCAACTTGTTGAAGTAGTTGCTTTCGCGCTCGTAGGCTGCTTCACCTGTTCCATTACCCCAAAGGGTATCATAGATGTTGATGAACTTGTCGCGAACGATAGGCGACGTTACGATGTCGAGGGGCTGCATTTCGTTAAGCTGCTCGACGGTGAGAGTGATTTGGCTCATGTTGATACTATTAAATGGTTTAACTTATAATTTGTCTATGTAGAAGCGGATGCACTCAGAGGTGTTCACGCTCGTCATATAGTCGTACTGGAAATCGTCCTTTGTACCTTTGGGGTTGTGATGGAGCATCGGACGCTGGAGGACGCGGAGCCACATATCATTTAGTTTTTCACGCGCAGCAGTTTTTGCCTTGTGGTTGCAAGCCTCCTGTGTGAAGCGGTGAATAACGCGAGGGTGCTTGCCGTCGGTAGTTTTGTAAATTGCGTAATCCATATTCGTTAGCGTTTGAAGTAATCTTGTTGCGTCTGCTGAAGAAGTCGTAAGTCTGCCATGCAATACTCCACTTTGCCCGGACGCTTGCAAGGATGTATGCGTCCCTCCTTGCGCCAGCGGTCAACATTGGCACGTCCGAAGATGGAGTAAGCCTTTCGTTGGCTGACCGTCTTAGGGTCTGCCTCCGCACGCTGCATCTTGCGAACTATGCGCGATGAAAGGTCGTCCATGAACGTGTCGTATGACACCACCTTGTCGGGAAACTGGATATAGGTACTCATGGTTATTCTTCTTCTGCGAGTGCTGTTAACTCATTGATTTTGCCATTGGCATCCCAATACTTGCCAAGACGATAGATGATGTAGGCGAGACCGAAGCCAACACCCTTTGTAAACAGTAGATAACCCATGTCGTCGCAGTCGCCGAGAATGAACACGGCAGCGACCATCACAAGCACTGCAAGCACGTTAACGCGCCAGTTTCTGAATGGAGTGAACAATTCTTTCATGATTAGTTTCTTTTGATGATGATAGTTGCACCATTGTCGGGTGTGGTTATCTCAAACTCAACACAGCCAGCACGCTGGTTAAGGCGTGTGGCTGCACTCTTGACCGTGCTATAAGGCGAAAAGTCCTTGCACGATACTCTTACCGTTTCTCCCTTTTCAACCGTCAAAAGGCTTTCGGGAGTGTTAACTTGCGTTTCTCGAATTACGCGAAATTCAGATTTTGCCATTTTCTTTCGTTTATTTAATTAAAAATGATTACCTTTGCAGTTTGAAAACAAGCCAGTTGCACAGCAACGAGGCTTAAACACGATACAAAGATAAGGCGTTTTCTTGAATTATTCAACAAATGCCTTATTCTTTTAAGAATTATTAATATTATTATCCTAAAAATGCCTTATGACAGGACAAGATCAAGATTGTCAACTGCGACAACGGCAAGGTTGCCGTCTATGAGCGTCAGAAAGGCAAAGGTTTCTAACCACGATACAGGCTTCTCCATAAAAGCGAAGCCTTTTTTTGAAATCTTCTCACACGCGCGTGTGTACGTGCGCGGCGACGACGAGAATAAGAAAATTTATTTTCTTTATATATTTCTTTTCTTTACTTTTCTTTACTTTCCTTTACTTGTTATACAAAAAGTGTAAGTGAGTTATAAGTGAGTTATTAACTTGTTGATATTCAGAGCCAACGAAAAGCACAATAATTAGGTGTTTCCGTAGTTCTTTCGCCATGTTTCAGAATAATTGTGAGATTACAAATTTCAGTCAGTTATAACTCATGTCGTAACTAACACATTATTATATATAAGTGAGTTATAAGTTAGTTATAACTGAGGTAGCATAACAAAACCGCCGAGCGATTGCCCAGCGGTTTTATACTAAATACAGTAAACAGTAGTAAGGATTACTCCTCAAACGGCGAAGCAATGTCTTCGCCAGCAGCGAGGCATGCAATGCGTTCAGAGAGCGTCCTGTTTTCATCGACGATTGTCATGTCAACGCTTGTTGACTGCATCTGAGGTGTGTGGAATTTCAGCAGCTTTATTTCGGCATCGACACGGCTTTCCGGGTCAAGTGTCTTGCAGTCAATGTCAAACTGCGAGACCAGTTGCCCTGTCTTGTTTCCTTTATCGTCCTTTTCCTCGATGCTGGGTGTGAAGTATTGCACCGAGTGTTGTCGGAGAAACGTCTTCAATGGCTTGTCTTTGTTGGGTGTTCCTGCGGCACGACCGCCGAGCCGTCCGCGCCCATCTCCTGCTTTGCGTGGCATAGTAAATCAAAACTTAAAATGATGGTGCAAAGATAAGGTTGTAATTTAGCACACGACTTATAAGTTTTGTTTCACTAATTAAAAAGACATACAGTATGTTAGGCGGAATTATAGGAGGCGCAGCAGGTGCGCTTGGTGGCATCTTCGGAGGCATCAGCAAGAACAAGATGCTAAAGAGAATGCGCAACATGATAAACGAGCAGAAGCGCGAGAACCAAGATTGGTACGACCGCAGGTATAACGAGGACGCTACGCAGCGAGCCGACGCACAAGCCATACTCACGCACACGGCTGAAATGATTAGGCAGCGCAATCAGGCATCGGCAGGAACGCAAGCCGTGATGGGTGGAACAGAGGAGAGCGCAGCAGCAGCGAAAGAGGCTAACGCAAAGGCATTGTCGGATGCTACCAGTCAGATTGCAGTTGCCGGCGCACAGCGCAAAGACCTAATCGAGGGTCAGTACCGCGAACGTCAGCACCAACTCGATGAACAACTGCGACAGCTTGAAGCCGGCAAGGTTGATGGCTTCGGCATGGTTAGTAACGCTATCGGTGGAGCCGCTAACGGTTATGCCAGTGGCATGGGACTTGGATAATCACGTAAACAATATAGCATTATGGCAGCAAACCCATTTGGTACAACAATACCGAGAGGCGCAACGTCATTCTACGACTTCTCGCAGAATGATGATGGGCAACAGCCCGGAGCGACCCCTACACAGGACGATGGAGAAAATGGCACACCTGCCCCTCCATCACTTGCCACTCCTACGCTGAATGGCAACGGCGGTTCTTCATCTTCATCTTCATCAACAACCACTACCACGACGGTAACAAGCCCATACGCACAGTTCAAGGGTAACAATTACGCTGAACTGGAGGAGTTCTTGCGTGGTCAGATGGACGCAATCAAGCCCGAGACAAAGGAGGAGCGCGAAAAGCGAGAGAAGCGCGAGAAGCGCATTGGCTTCCTCGCAAGACTTGCAGAGGGCTTGGGAACATTCCACACGGCGTTTTCTCATGCGCGTGGCATCAAGGCTATGGATATGCCTAAGATGTCGGCAAAAGCCAAAGAACTGTTTGAGAAAGCCAATGCACAGCGCGACAAGGACAATGACAGGCTGGTGAACTACGCTATCACCCTCGGCAACATCAAGGACAAAGACCGCGACTTCAACTTTCGTGTTACACAAGCAGAGCAGCAGCAGAACAACTGGCAGCAACAGTTTGACGCAGGTCGCAAAGACCGTGCCGACGATGTGGCTTTCCGCGACAAGAAGTTTGACTCTGACAACGACCACTGGCAGAAAGGTTTCGACGAGAACCAACGTCAGTTTGATGTCACCTCCAAGGAGCATGAACGCCACAACAGAACATCCGAGGGACTTCAAGCTGCTGGTATTGCCGAAACGAGACGGCACAATAAGGCATCAGAGGGCTTGGAACGTCAGCGTATTGCTGCATCGCAGGACGGCAAATACACAGAGTTCTATTCGGGCAATGGCATGGTTCGCATTCCAAACACCCGACTGAACCAGCATAATATCTCGTATGTGTTCAGCAAAACACCGTCCGCAGGTCGCCCGACTGGAGGTTACAATATCTCAACAGGACAGACAACGCCTGTTTCAGCCGACCAAATGATGGACTGGATTGGTTCAAACATCGACGACCCGAACGTGCAGAGTGCTTTGCGTGCCATCGGTGGCGTAACCACTACCGAAGACAACACACCTCCAAGCCGAAGAAACAACAACCAAAATACCCCACCAAGCAGAAGATAATTGACTATGTGGAATGACGACGATAGAAAGTGGCTCTATGAGCAAATGAAGAAGAATGGCGTAAACACAGGCAGTTACGACGACTTCACAAAGAGCCTTGACAATAAAGAAGACCGCGATTGGTACTACCAAAAGAGCCGCAGTTTAGGTTTGAATGTTGGTAGTGCTGACGATTTCGCAAGTATGATGGTTCAGCCAGTGCAGAAGCCAGCACCGGCACCAGCGCAGCCGGTAGTCAAGCAGACTACAGGGCAAGTAAACCCGACCGTGAACACATCGACACAGCCCAAACAGGATGAACAGCCACAAAAGCAAGGTGGATGGCAACCGACTTGGCAGGAGAAGATGGGTATGCAGATATGGATGGACGACTTCAACAGGAACTTAAAGAAGTCGGAACAGGACTTCAATACCCGTATGGAGAACATCCGCAAGGGCAATACCCTCGGACAGACCAGTGAGCGCAAGTACAATCCCGAAACAGGTAAGTTTGAACAGAAGTTCTACACTACCACTGGTGAGGAAGTCGGCAGCGCATGGGAGCAGTCGCGTATAAACCTTGCTGAGCGTGACCGATGGGAAAGTACCACCGAAGAGGGACGCAAACACCGCGAGAAGCGCATACAGAGCGACTTCGAGGGACGTGTGGGCGCAGTCATGGATAAGTACGACCCGGACAATGCCGCTGCAACAGTATGGCAGCGAGCAGAGGACAAAG